TATTTAAATTGCGAATTAAGATATAGGAAAAATCATTAATTCGTATGATTACTAATCCTTAATACTAATTTTTATGAGAAAAAAGATTATCAGTGTGATGCTGATATGCGCTGGCTTTCCGGTCGGGTCTCTTTATGCAGTCCATCCTGCCCCTGTAACGAGAATACAGTCAGTGCAACAGAATGGGGCATGTACGGGTGTAGTAAAAGATGCAAGTGGAGAAGCCGTTATCGGAGCTTCTGTAACAGTGGATGGAACTACAAATGGAACAATTACCGATTTGGACGGTAATTTCAGCCTTTCCAATGTGCCTAAAGGAAGTACTATCAAAATTTCTTTTGTAGGATACAAGACATTGGAAGTAAAATGGAATGGTTCTCCTTTGAATATCACCCTCAAGGAAGACTCGGAAATGTTGGATGAGGTAGTTGTTGTGGGTTATGGTACACAGAAGAAAGTAAATGTAACCGGTGCCGTAAGTATGGTAGGAGCCGAAGTCATTGAATCGCGTCCGGTAGCCAATGTTACACAAGCACTGCAAGGTGCTGTTCCTGGATTGAACTTAACTGTAGGTGGAAACGGTGGTGACTTGAACTCTGGAATGAACATCAATATCCGTGGTGCAGGTTCTATTGGTTCCGGATCTACCGACAAGCCCTTGATTTTGATTGACGGAATCGAAGGAGATTTGAATACCTTGAATCCCAATGATGTAGAAAGTGTATCTGTATTAAAGGATGCAGCTTCAGCATCTATCTATGGTTCGAGAGCCGCATTCGGTGTCATCTTGGTAACCACAAAAAGCGGAAAAGCGGGCAAGGTAAGAGTAAACTACTCGGGTGATGTGCGCTTCAGCACAGCTACACAGACTCCGGATATGGTAGATTCTTATCGTTTTGCCACTTATTTTAATGCTGCTTCCATCAATAACGGAGGACAGGCTCAGTTTAATGAAGAGCAGATGGAAAAGATTCTGAAATTCCAGCGCGGAGAATTCAATGATCCTACCCAGCCGGAATATTATGGTACTACAGCAAACTTGAACAACAAGAAATGGAACAACTATGGAGGTGCCTTTGCCAATACCGACTGGTTTGACGAGTTTTACAAGAAAAATGTTCCCTCTACCCAGCATAATATCAGTTTAAGCGGCGGTAGCGAAAAAATCAACTGGTCTGTCAGCGGCAGTTTCCTGAAACAGAATGGTTTGATTCGCCACGGACATGACGAACTGGATCGTTATACCGTAAACAGCAAAATCGGAGCTGAGATTGCTTCTTGGATTCGTTTGGACTACAACACCAAATGGACTCGTACAGACTATGAAAAGCCCCAATATCTAACTGGTTTGTTCTTTCACAATATTGCCCGCCGCTGGCCGACCTGTCCGGCTATTGATCCTAATGGCCATTGGATGGATGGAATGGAAATTGCCGAGCTGGAAGACGGAGGTGTAACTTCCGAACACAAAGACTGGTTCACCCAGCAATTGAAGTTTACCATCACTCCGCTTGAAGGATGGAACATCTATGCAGAAGGAGCAATGCGTACTTCAAATGAAAAGAAAACGACCAGTAAGATTCCCGTTTATTCTTATGATATTGACGGAAATCCCTACCTACGTGACTCCGGATATGGAACAGTTTCAAATGTATACGACAACCGCTTCCGCCAGAACTATTATGCGGTGAATGTGTATACAGACTATACCCGTAACTTTGGGTTGCATAACGGAAAGATTATGGTCGGTTTGAACTACGAACGTTACGATCAGGATAATCTGTGGGGAAGGGGAGACAAACTTACCACTACCGACAAACCATTTTTGAGCCAAGCTCAGGAAAACATGAAGACCGGAGACGGCTACTGGAACCGCGCAACTGCCGGTTACTTTGCTCGCTTGAACTATGACTACGATGGAAAATACCTGGCTGAGTTCAACATCCGTTATGATGGTTCTTCACGTTTCCTCTCCAACAACCGCTGGGCTTGGTTCCCATCTGTTTCATTAGGTTGGAATATGGCTCGCGAAAAATTCTTCGAACCATTGAGCAATGCTATCTCAACATTCAAGATTCGTGCTTCATGGGGACAATTGGGTAATACCAGCTCCAAATATGAAACGTTCTGGGATTGGTATCCGTTCTATCAGCAGCAAGGCACCGGTACGGCAAACAGCGGATGGCTAATTGACGGTCAACGTGTCAACACCGCAAGTCTGCCCGGAATCGTCAACTCAACCATGACTTGGGAAACCGTCGAGACTTGGGACATCGGTTTTGACTTGGCCGCTTTCAACAACCGACTGACCGCTACATTCGACTGGTACCGCAGAACAACCAAAGATATGATTGGTCCTGCTCCGGTATTGGGTTCCATGCTGGGAACAGATGCTCCGAAAACAAACAACTGCAACATGCGTACCTCCGGTTGGGAATTGGAAATCGGATGGCGTGACCAGATTCAGGATTTCAAGTACGGTGTCCGCTTCAACCTTTCCGACAACAAGTCTAAAATCATATCTTATCCGTTCGACGGTGAGTTCGGAAACCAAGGAATCTACGGCTACTATAATGGTAAAGAATTGGGAGAACTTTGGGGATATACTAGTGTAGGACTGGCACAAAGCGATGAAGAAATGAAAGAATGGCTGACAAGCAACAAGCCAAACTGGGGAAGCAAATGGCAGGCAGGTGACGTGAAGTACAAGGACTTGACCGGTGAAGGAGAAGTAACCCCAGGTGCCAGCACTTTGGAAAATCACGGCGACTTGAAACGCATCGGAAACAACTCACCGCGTTATCGGGTAGGTTTGAATCTGGATGCAGCCTGGAAAGGCATTGATTTCTCTATCTTCTTCCAAGGGGTATTGAAACGTGACTGGATGTTTGACGCAGGTGACCCTTATTTCTGGGGCGCAGGATCCGGAATGTGGCAAGCAGCCTGCTTTGAAGAACACATGGATTACTGGACTCCGGAAAATACCGATGCCTATTATCCGAAACCCTACTTCAATGAAACGAAAAACCAACAGGCTCAAGATGCCTATATGCAGAAAGCTTCTTACCTACGCTGCAAGAACATCCAGTTGGGTTACACCCTGCCGACACACATTACCGAAAAAGCCGGCATCAGCAACTGCCGTATCTATCTTTCATGCGACAATCTGTTTACCATTACCGGACTGTCAAGCGTCTATGACCCGGAAGTATTCGGAAGCTACGACGGCTACGGAACCAGTGGTAAAACTTACCCCTTGCAGCGTACCATTTCTGTTGGTGTAAATTTGAATTTTTAAATTTGTTAACTGAAGATTATTATGAAATTAAATATAAAAAACGTAGGCGCTTGCCTTTTGTTGGGAGGTACATTGTTGACGGTTACATCCTGCAACGATTTGCTTGACCTTGACCCTGTGAGCCAAATTACTCCCGACTCTTTTTACAAGACAGCCGATCAGTTAGGGGCTTACATGATTAATTACTATGGTGAATTACAGAACCCGTTCAGCGGTGCCATGTTTCATGGCGGAGGTTACGATGATGGAATTGCCCGCTCCGACGGAAATACAGATATTCAGGTAGTAGGCGGAGGAAACACACAGCTTTTTGTTCCCGACAAATGGGAGGTGTCCGGTGGAAAGCAATTGCAGGGATGGTATGGCACTGTACGTGCGTTCAACTATTTCTTGAAGACAGCCGAAGCAAAAAATGAAGCCGGTGAAATAGAAGGCGACGATAAGTTAATCCTGAACTACATCGGTGAGGGCTACTTTTTCCGTGCATTAACTTACTACCGCATGTTGGCTTTATATGGAGACCTTCCCATTGTTACTGAAGTGTTGGAAGATAACAACGATGTAATTGTAGAAAATAGCAAACGGGCTCCACGCAATGAAGTTGTCCGTTTCATCTTGAGCGATTTGGATAAAGCCATCGAACGTCTGTATGACCGTGACCACTTTAAGGGTCAACGTGTAAACAAGCAGACAGCCGCTCTCTTGAAATCACGCGTTGCCTTGTTTGAAGCTACTTTCGAGAAATACCACAAAGGTTCAGGCCGCGTGCCGGGCGATGCTAACTGGCCGGGTGCCAAGATGGCTTATAATCAAGGAAAGACCTTTAACATTGAAGCGGAAATCGATTTTTTCCTGGACGAGGCCATGAAAGCTGCCACATTGGCGGTAGGTACAACTGAACTGACCACAAACAATGGAGTGTTACAGCCGGAAATCGGACAGATTGAAGGATGGAATCCTTATTTTGAAATGTTCAGCCAACCGAGCCTGAAAGATGTCCCCGAAGTTCTGTTGTGGAAAGAATATAACTTTGATCTAGGCATCAAGCACAATGCCATCTACCGTTCACGAATCGGTGCCCGAAGCGGCTATACCCGTCCGTTCATCGAATCATTCCTCATGAAAGACGGACTGCCTATCTACGCAACCGGAGGACAATACCAGTACAAAGGCGACAAGACTATTGATGACGTAAAGACCGACAGAGACTTGCGTCTACAGCTCTTCGTATGGGGTGAAAGCACGTTGGTATTCTCTGACCCCGATGCCGGGGAAGAACAAGTGGGTGACACATTTGATTTTCCCAACTTGATTTCCCTAGAAGCTCAGACCCGTATGATTTCCGGCTATCAGTCACGCAAGTTCTATGCGTATGACTACAGTCAAGGAAAGAGCGACGAACAGCAAGGCACCAATGCCTGCCCGGCATTCCGTGTGGCTGAGGGCATGCTGAACTACCTGGAAGCCTGCTATGAAAAGAACGGAAGGCTGGATGCTACCGCCGCAAGCTATTGGAGGAAAATACGTCAGCGCGCCGGCGTAAGCGATGATTTCGAGAAAACCATTGCAGCTACTGATTTGAATAAAGAAAGTGACTTCGGAATTTATTCGGGTACACAGCAGGTAGACAAGACACTTTACAATATCCGCCGTGAACGTATGCAGGAATTGTTCAGTGAAGGATTCCGTTTTGCCGACTTGATTCGCTGGCGTTCTTTCGACCGCCTCATCACGACCAAATGGGTTCCTGAAGGCGTAAACTTCTGGGATGAGATGTACACGCACTTCAAGACAGACCCTAACGACAAAGATGATCCACGTGACTTGCTTATTGCCGACGGTTCCGCCAATGCCAACATGTCAATGAAGGAAATGAGCAAGTATGTGCGTCCGTATAGTATCAATACATTGGAAACCAACGAACTACTCAACGGATATACATGGCGTGAAGCTTATTATCTTTATCCTCTGGGTATTACAGACATTCGTACAGGCTCTGCCGACCGAGATTTGAACAACAGTAACTTGTATCAGAATCTGTACTGGCCTATCCAAGCTGGTGGACGTGCTGAAAAATAAACGATTGGCGGAAGCTATCTTGATTTTTCAATAGGTAAACATGATAACCCCTCCTTTAGCAGTCTAAAGACTGCCGAGGAGGGGTTTTATTTAACATGAGTTCGATATTTCAATTAATACAGAAGCGAAGTTAAATCACTAAAGTGTTTTTGCAAATGTATAAATAAAAAGATTTGATTGAACAGGTTTGAGATATAATTGGTAAAATACTCTTGGCAATTTCTTGGGATTGCTCCTGTTTACCCAAAATATATTTAGAATTGTTTATTTTTTATTTTAATTACAACAGAATGTGTTAAAAATACACAATGTAATATTGTTTAAATTAGTATTTCGGCAAAATTTCACCAAGTATTAATGTGATTTTAAAAAATGGTTGAAAGATCTGCGAGTGCACAGTGCATGATGATATAGTGACAGTGTATGTGCTTTCTATGGGATACCATTATACCAAGTGAAAAAACGCACGGCACGGGAGTAATCTGGTACTCCGTGCTATAAAACAGAATGTAATTGTACATCAGTGATTATTCTTTGAGATACTTATAGGTCTTTAGATATTTATTCAGCCTTGATAAATCGCTCTCTGTAATTTGCTCCAGTCGGGTAATGTCCATATTATCTTCCAAATCGTGTAACTTTACTTGCCTGTCAATCGGATTAAGGCGGGAGCGCTTGATGGAATCTTCATAGCTTTCATCCTTGTTGTGGGTAACAGAAAGAATGGCATCTATAATATTACGAGGAAAGCCTTCCATTAGCAAATATTCAGCAGTAACTTCGGTATCTTCTATTGTATCGTGCAACAAAGCAGCAATTCTTTCTTCGTCAGTAGAGCATCTGTTGGAAACACGAATAGGATGGAAAATATAAGGCGCTCCAGTTTTATCAACTTAATAAATATGCGCATCAACTGCGATTTGCAGTGCTTTTTCTAATAATGAATTATCCATAATCAATATGTTTCTATTACACGATTTAAAAATTTAGTTCTCAACATCTTCTTGATAACACGTTTCATGTCCTTGTCAAGGTATGTATATGCTTTATCAAAAATATTATCCGGTACTCCGTAGAATGCTTCTGCTAATCCTCCAGCAATGCAAGCAATTGTATCACTATCTCCACCTATTGATACGGCATTACGAATCGCATCTTCAAACCCGTTACTTTCATGAAAGCAGATTATTGCTTGCGGTACAGTTACCTGGCAACTTTCATCAAACTTATTGCATGAACGAATGAAGGCAACTGTTTGTGATAAGTCATATCCAAATGTAGATTCTGACCATTTTTTTACATCGCCTTTAGTGTGTCCGGTGCGCAATAAGAATATTGAACCTGCAATAGCTTGTGCGCCTTTGATACCTTCTTTGTGATTATGAGTTACTTTTGCGCTTTTCTCCGCTTCTTCAAGAACCTTTGTCAGTGAATTATAATAGAAACCAATTTGACTAACACGCATGGCAGAACCATTACCATAACTGTTATATGGTTGTGGGTTATTACTTCTCCACCATCTTTCAAAGGACACACCGTAAGAGCCCTTGGGGTTCGGATATTTCCTGCACCATTCCAACAGCACATCTTTATAGTCTATCTTCCGGTATATAGCATCAGCAATCGCAATAGTACAAATGGTATCATCTGTAAAACTGCAATCTTTAGTAAACAGTTCGAATTCTTTAGTATTGATATTGTTAAATTCAAAGCGAGAACCTACAATATTACCTATTATTGCTCCAATCATAGTGGTATTATTTATGTATAAAGGTAAGAAAATTATTTGATTTGGCGAAATATAGTATCTTATATTTCCTCCATATAGATATATAAATTGCCGAATACCTTCTTATCAACAGCTTTGATTTTTGTAATTTTAAACTTGGAAGATTTGTTGAACAATATTTCTTTTTCTTCCTGCATATCGGATATAGATGATATGTCCACTCCATTTTTACCTTTGATTTCAAAGATAACTTTATACTCTGTTCCATCGGCAAAATCCTATGCTACAAGCTTATTGGCGGATGTTGACATAAAGCCGTTCTCTATGTAGTCATCGCCTTTCTTTAAAGATTTCAGTTTGTCAAACATTATTCTGTCAGCAGTAATGCCACGATAACTTGTTCCAATACACTTGTTAGAAAGGTTAATGTATTTGCTGATACCATCAATGACAGAAAGCGTTTCTTCATCAAGCTGCTTTCTTTGACCTCTTAAATATTGTATATTTGGAAATAGCCTCAATATATGTTTTTATCTTCTTTCAGAAAAGATGGATTATCTTTCAAAAAGTATGGAAGTGTATCTCGTTTCTTGGCATTATCAATTCGTCGCTGATTATCGAGAACCCACTTCTTGAAGCTGTCCGGCACATCTTTCACTTTGTTCACACTTTCAGTACTTGCTTCACTACGTCCGTCCCACGCCCAAAACTCCTCTTCTGTTTTAAGAATAGGAATTTTATAGCATCTGCAATTAGACCCCCAAAAGCATTTTCCATTGCGACGGATATACATGATATGGTTTTTCTCCAGAGTAAGGTCATATACAAACCCATCGTAATGCTGAATCTCTTTATGGAACACTGTCGACGTGACGGAATAGCATTCACGGATTGAATAACAATCGTAGTTTGAAGTTATGATACTTCCGTTGCTTTTGTGCGACACTCCAGCCTTGTTCACTGAAAAGGACGGACGATTCCCGGATTTCAGAATAAGCTCAGACAAATCCCCTGCCATACGTTCAGATACGGTAAAATAGAGGATTTCATCCTTGTCTGACTTAAACTCTGTTCCATGATTACCTACAAAAGATTTGCATGGTTGCCTGTATCCATCACAAAGCATAAAGGCATTAAGAAATATTCTGATCTGTCTGACAGATGCATTCTTTATCGCAGATGGTATAAATTTATGGGAACACTTGCCGAATATTTTCAGATAATTCCTTATTGGAGTACTATAAAATGCAACTTCTTGCTTGTCTAAATGTGGCTCAAATCCGATACGCTTCACGCAGTTTACAATTCTGTCCCGTGCAGGCTCACCTTCTTGTTGGGAGATAACAACCCCGGCGTTTCCCATTGTACTCCCGTCTGAAAGCCAATACCCCATAAACTCACAAAACAGGTCAAATGGTATTTTGATGTTGTCTATCTCATAAAATGCAACATCTTCTGACTCATATTCGCATCCTCTATAAAAAGCCCCTTTCCCCTTTGTGTACTCTTTAGCTTGGCAGTTCTTTATCCTGCCATCATTCTTGTTTAAATAAACCATATTATGTTCCGGTGTAACCAAACAGTCCAATGATTTATTGAAAAAGTGTATCATGTCACCATTATATCGGTAACACTGCCTATTCGTAGACTCTACCCACTCAGGTGTTCTGTTAGTAGGATTCAATGACAATATCAAATCATCATCAAATACATCTTTAAACAGTTTCCACCCTCTGTTTGTAAGCACTTCGCTGTCATCGGAATAACAATTCGGGTGCCAACCAACCCAAGTAAAATCCTTGGGATATTTCCCGGCAAGGGATTCGCATACAGTGCAAGGAAACTCTCTTCCGGAGCGTTTGATTTCATAACCTACCACAAAGTCCATTTGCTTCCAACGCTCATTTTCGGCGGTCCGGTAAGCCATATTGATTTCAGACCGAGCCAACCGGATAGAACGGTATTCACAATCTTTTAGGTGTTCTGCACTTCCGTACTTCTCTTTGTAGTCTTTTTGGAGCGATGGAAAATCAAGGAGGTGTTTGGATATTTGCTTGCTTAGGGCAACGGCACTTGTTCCTTTCTGAATAGCACAGGAGATGGCGGCTTCCAGTTCCTCCTTGTAAACGGTGGACTGTTGCCAGAGTTTAGCCGATACATCAAACCCTCTGTCCCTGCGGTTCTGAAATGCTTTCAAAGCATCAGAATTGGTTTGATAGAGAACTTTGTACTTTTCTTTATCAATAGTGGCGGTATAAGCTTTCAGAACCTTGTCAGCCATCAAATCTTGTACCTCATTGCTATTCTTCCACTCATCAGAAGTACCACGATAGATAACAGACCGAATATCATCTACGAACTGAGCTTGAATGTCCGCAATAGACTTCTTGGTTTGCGGATAGTCAGAAAACTTGAAGACAGTACCACTGTCGGCATCATATTCAGTATTCAATGCAATCTTTGCGGCTTCCAGATTAAGAGTATCGTATATCTGCTCAACAAGGGCAACATATCTGTTTAGCCGGCTGTTGAGTTCCTGATATTTCTTCTTCTGATTTGGAATGTTTGGTTTTGCCATACTATTCTGTTTTTAAGCTATTTTTTGGAGTGGGTAGAAAAAACATGGGGGGTAAGACAAAAAAGATTGTTCTGTTTTTAAGATTAGCTCACTTTTTTCTTGAACTTGTCACATACGTCACGGTTAAGAAAGCGGCTGGAAGTGAAAAATGGACAACGGCACATGAAGAACTCACCTCTCAAGTTCTTCTCATGTCGGTCATACGAATGCACACAATCCTTGCAATGGTATGAGGATATGTTAGAGGGTATCATCTTTTTTGACATGGCGTTATTCTTCAATTCTATCAGGTGCCGGCATTTCCAGCAGCCTGATAGCCTTAATCGTTTTTCTACCTTCCAAGATAGCTTTGCATAATCTATGGTATCCGTCTGCTATTTGTCCTACTTCATCCAATATTATAGGGTGGTTTAAAGAACAATCACGAACACGTTTGCATTGAAAGATGAAGCTATGAAGCTGACTGCACTCAAATGGTTCAACAGTCAGGTCTATATTCCACAATGGCATATCACGTACAGGGTATTCCTTTGCTTTCGCGAAATTATAAAGTGTTTGAGCATTCCATATCTTATTGCCTCTGTGGTATTCACTTTCAGCGAAAGTCATATTATCTATTGGTACTTTCATGTTATTTACTTATTTAGCAAGGTGCGCCAACGTTACAGACATCCAACGCACCCGTTACATTTTCTACACGTGGCAGATAGGCTATTGAACAATCTCCCAATCATCGGCAAACACATCGCTAATAGACGGAACCCATGAATCAGCACGCCCGGTGTTCTCGTTGTAAATAAGGCATTGACTCGTATAGTCAATGAAACCTTTGCCTTTCAGAATAAGGTCTTTTGCTGATTGCGGAAGAGATTGCATCTTGGGAATAACATCACTCTCTATATGAGCTGGAACCTGTTTGAATACCATTAATCCTTTCCCGTTCCAGCCCTTTCTACGGATAACGCCACCTTGTTTCAAAACGTCTATAGCATCACCGAAACAGATAGGAGTTTCTTCCTTGACTTCTCGATATGATTCTTCAAACAGTTTTTTGGGTGACCAACTTTCATAGCCATATTCAGTACGAGTGTGATATCCCAGTTTATAAGACTCATTCTTTTCTATTTCACTTTTTACTAAGCCTTTACTGCAAGCTTCACCCAATGTCATAGGTTCTGCCTCAATCTGTTTTGTTCCAATATACTTTTTCATATATCTGTAGTAATTTAATTATTCTCCAGGAGTATATGTACCGGTAATAGAGGCAGTGCTGTCATCGGTTAGAGTCGCTGTGCCGGTAATGACTGTACCTTTGATAGTCAAAGCTATTGATTTGATTTTTGCACCGGTATCGCCTTTGTCTCCTTTCGCTCCAGCAGCACCTTGTTCTCCTTTCTGCCCTTTGAGGTTCTTAAAAGCAAAATTCAGCTTGCCTTCTTTCATTGTTACATCCACAGAAGGTGTACCTACATTCGCATCAACGCTGGCGGTTGCCCCGGTTACGGATGAGCCATTACCACTCGCTTGAGGTAATACAATCATTTTAGCGGCAGTAACAGCGGTAGTACTGACAATGCGAATCATCATCCCGGCAGGTACACAAAGGTCGATTACCCGCTGATAGGGATCGTGAAGTGGAATCGCATCATAGGCACTTGGTTCCATTTCAGGCATGTGCCGGTAGATTTTTAGCGGTTCAACATTTCCGTTGTCTATTTGAATTACACAATTGCCTTCAGAGGCGAAATCTGCGACAAATACGCCTTCTTGTTCTTTAAATACAATATTTTTCATATTTCCCATATTTGTTATTTACTATTCGGCACCTTCAAACAAGTTGTTCATCCTTGCCTGTCGGTCCGCTTTGTCTTCTTTTTGAATCTGGTTTAATGTTCCTTTGGGATCATTGGAGTAACCTGCCATTTCGATGGATTCAAGCTGGCTGAATATCGCTTTGCCTCCATTCCCTTTCATACATCTGTTAATCAGCGCGTCCTCATCATTCTGAATAAACGGAGTAATGACATGCTCAACTTCTATATTGTCAATCTCATCAGCCCATGAAGTATTCATCATTTTCAGAAATTCTTTGATGACATTACACTCCCGTTCAAAGAACTCTATCCAGGCACCTGACTCATCCCCGATTTTCAGATGGGCGTCAGACAATATCATTTGTCTGGCATCAAAACCTATGTTACCAAGACTTTTCATGTTTTCGAAAGATAGGTCTGGCATCTGGGCCTGCATGAAGAAAAGCTTGAGCAATGTATCCACATGATATTTCAGGGCTTCTATGGCCTGGGTCCATGAAACATAAGCTATGTCACCGCCATTCTTTAGACGGAACAATCTGCGGGCCTCTCCCTTGTCCTCGTCACCGACAAGTTCGCCTGTCACTTTCAGTAAGGGTGCGGAATTGTAGGCTATCACGTCTGAGTTACGGGAGAGCGTGTATTCAATTTCCTCACGGATATGCTCTAGTCCATGAAAAATAGGAGCGGGGCGGTATGCATAAGCTCCGGGAATCTTTTTGAGGATAATCCTTTCGGGATCTGTAACAGCAATCCAGCTGGCTTCCCCCTGTTGTTTCCACTTGTAATGACGGTCAGCGGTATATGTCTCAAAGAAAGGGACCTCCTTATCCTTTATCTTCTTCTTATATTCGAAGGACATGGCGATCATGTCTCCCCACTCGTCAAACAAGGGATATAATCTAACCCCGTCCATCGGCGAGTATGTCTTGCATTTCAGCTTATACTTGCTGTTGAATCCGTATAGTGTGTTGGGTCTCTCTACCACATACCAGATGGTGAAAATTTCACAGGATGCAAAATAGGCATTGCCACGTCTGATGTTTTCAGAATCTATACGGGCATATTTATAGATTGCTTCAATAGCTTTGGTTATCTGCTGACGTTTTTCATTTTCTTCCGTATTATGGTAGACACGTCTGACGGGAATAGCGAAAGCGAATTCCGTAATACGTTTCACAAGTAGTTTCTCCAGGCCAAGATGAATACGCGAAGCCGGCTCGACTCTTCCATCAGATTTTATTTTGTCTTTACGAGAAAATTTATCAGTTACAATTTTATGTCTGGAAGGATCGTAATCTTTCAGCGACTTGCTCCATTCCGGCACATCCACTGATTTTTCTTTCAAATCACTGATAATGTCAGAAACAGGTCTTGTACTGTCAAGGATTGTGGTAATTTCGTCCATTGTTATACTGTTGTGTGGTGCAGCTTCGCACCGCTTGTTTTTTATTTGGATAGGAATTTATTCACGAAATGTACTTGTCCTTTGCCGGTTACTTTGGTCGTGGTCGTGACAAGCATGGTACCATCCGGCTTGTTGATGGTGGTTTGCTTCAGCTCAAAAAGTCCCAATTTCATAGATTTCTGCGTCGGCTGATTGTAGTAGTCACCCTTTTGACAAAGATAACCATTCTCGCGCATCCAGCTAAACAAACGGTTCTGACCGATATTCACCCCATTTTGTTGTAATATTTTAGCCAGTTCAGCAATTAAACAAGAGCGATGTGAAGTTGAGACAGCATCAGCAAAAAGGACTTTAGGAGCATCTTGCTGAATTTTCTGCTCGGCAACTTCTGCTTTTTGTTCGGCTTCAATACGTTTTTGCTTTTCTTCTTTTAAATTGGTGGCAAGCTGAATCAAAAAATCAGGTGAGGTCAAAGCCTTTTCAAGTGTTTCGTTGGTCATGTATGCGCCATGCTTGCGAATTGAAGGCAAAACTTCACTCGTCACCCACTTGCGAAATGGCTTTGCCTTTTCGCTGTCACTGCGAATTATCACATCATATAAACCGCTTTCGGTTATAAATGTAACTTGT